ATTTTCACTTACTGGGTTATGTATTAGATTAACTGATAAAATTAGTAGATTAAAAAACCTTCTAGTTAATGGTAAAAATTTTGTTAAGGGAGAAGGAATAGAAGATACGTTTATTGATATAGCTAATTATGGAATAATTGGTTTGTTGGTTGGGCGTAATAAATGGAAAAAATAGTTTGGCTAAAAAAATCCCTAAAATTATACAGGAGATTAGAAATAATCCCCCACAAGATATTAATTTTGCATATCAAAAGAATGTCTCATATTCACAAATGTCTATATTTCGTGGTTGCCCACATCGTTGGAAATTACAATATAAAGATAAAATAAAGGTATTTACTTCATCAATTCATACTGTATTTGGAACTGCTATACATGAAGTATTACAACATTATTTAGATGTGATGTTTGAGACTAGTGCTGCTAATGCTGATAAAATAGATTTAGAAAGTTTATTTCAAGAAAAATTTATTGGTGAATACCAAAACCAATATAAACGAAATAAAGATCAACATTTCTCTTCAGCTGAGGAAATGAGAGAATTTTTTGAAGATGGAGTTGGGATCCTAAATTGGTTTAAAAAGAAACGAGCTAGATATTTTTCAAGACGTGGTTGGCATTTAGTTGGTTGTGAGTTACCTATAGTAATATCACCAAATAAAATGTATAACAACATAAAATATACGGGATTCCTAGATGTTGTGCTATACCATGAACCAACAGAGACATTCAAGATAATCGACATTAAAACCAGTACTAAGGGATGGAATGCACGAGATAAAAAAAATGAAGATAAACAATATCAATTACTTTTATATAAACAATTTTTTAGTGAACAATATGGGATCCCATTAAGTAATATTGATATTGAATTTTTTATAGTTAAAAGAAAAGTAATGGATTGGGATGATGAAAATATTATGTCACCCCACCAAGCATACAGAGTACAAACATTTACACCACCTAGTGGAAAAATCAAATTAGGACGAGCTAAAAAAGCTATAAATAATTTTATAAATGAATGTTTTAATTCAAATGGAGATATAAAAGATATAGAATATCCTAAATCCGTTTCTAAATGGAATTGTATGTTTTGTCCATTTAAAGAAGATAAAGAAACTTGTGGAGAAGGTATAATTTACTAAACCTTCAATATACGTATAGACAAATATAATGTTATAAAAATAAAGATTATGAGCGCAAAAAAAGATATGACACTTACTAGTGTAAAAATCAAAAGCGATTTATTTGAGAATTTTAAAATTGAATGTGTAAAACGAAAGTTTTCTTTCCAAAAACTTGCTGATCGGGCTATTTATTTGTATCTTACAGATGAAGATTTTCGTAAATCAATTACTAATCAAACTAATCTCGAATTATAAATTGCAATTTAAATGAACAAAGATTTCAAATATCTTCCTAAAGACAAAAGGAAGAAAATCCTCTTAATATGTGATGATTTAAGAGTACATTCTGGAGTAGCTAATGTTGCTAAAGAGGTAGTAATGAGAACAGCCCAACATTTTAATTGGGTGCAAATAGCAGGAGCTATTAACCATCCTGAAAAAGGTAAAAGACTAGAATTATCCCAAGATACAAACCAACATACGGGTTTAAATGATTCTTCAGTAATAATTTATCCTGTTGATGGTTATGGAAATAATAAACTGCTAAGAGAAATAATTAAATTAGAAAATCCAGATGCTTTATTTTTAATTACAGATCCAAGATACTTTGTTTGGGTATTTAATATGGAACAAGAAATTCGTAAGAAAATCCCTATTATTTACTTAAATATTTGGGATGACTACCCAGCTCCTATGTACAATAGACCTTATTATGAAGCATGTGATTTACTTTTAGGTATTTCAAAACAAACTGTAAATATTAATAAATTAGTACTAGAAGAAGCAGGTAAAAATAAAATATTTCAGTATGTTCCTCATGGAATAAATTCTCAAGTTTATTTTCCTATTAGTGAAAAACAAGGTAATTTAAAAGAATATAATAAGTTTAAAAATCAATTTTTTGGGGATGTAGATCCAAAATTTGTAGTATTTTTTAATTCACGTAATATTAGAAGAAAACAAATCCCTGATGCTATGTTAGCATTTAGAGCATTTTTAGATTCTTTACCTGAAGAAGAAGCAAAACAATGTTATTTTGTACTTCATACGGAATTAGTTACAGATGCTGGTACTAACTTAGATAAAGTTAAAGAATATTTCTTCGATGAAAAATATGAAGATAATGTAAAATTTTCTTTAAATAGGTTAACTCCTGAACAATTAAATTTTATGTACAACATGGCAGATATTCAAATTTTGTTAACCTCTAATGAAGGTTGGGGTTTAACAATTACTGAAGCCATGTTTGCTGGTACTCCTTTTATTGCTAATGCAACAGGAGGAATGCAAGACCAAATGAGATTTGAAGATAAAAATGGGGAATGGTTTGTACCTGATGCTAATATACCTTCAAACCACAGAGGTACTTTTAAAAAGCATGGTGAGTGGGCCTTTCCAGTTTACCCCACTTCAAGATCTATTCAAGGTTCTCCTCCAACCCCTTATATTTTTGATGATAGATGCAGATGGGAAGATGCAACTGAACGTTTAAAAGAAGCTTATGCTTTAGGTAGAGAAGAATTAAAACGTAGAGGTTTAAAAGGTAGAGAATGGGCTATGTCTGAAGAAGCTAAATTTACTACTGAAGAACAAGGTAAAACTATTATAGAATCTATAGATAAATTATTTGATACCTGGAAACCTAGAGAAAAATATGAAGTAGTAAATGCTACTGAATATAAAGGAAGATTTTTAAATCATAAAGTTATATATTAAGATGAATAAACCAAGATTTGTTATAAGTTGCCCTTTTGATACCTACTCAGGATATGGGGGAAGATCAAGAGATATAGTTAAAGCCATTATAGAATTAGATAAATATGAGGTTCAACTTTTACCCCAAAAATGGGGTGAAACCTCTTGGGGGTTTTGTAAAGACCATCCTGAATGGGAATTTTTACTAAATTATATAGCACCTCAGACTTGGAATCAAACCCAACCAGATATTTGGATGCAAATTACTATCCCTAATGAATTTCAACCTGTAGGAAAATATAATATAGGATTAACAGCAGGAATTGAAGCTACTGCTTGTAAACCAGAATGGATTGAGGGACTGAATAGAATGAATATAAATTGGGTTTCTTCAAAGTTTGCAAAGAAAACTTTTGAAAGTATGGTTTATCAAAAACAAGATCAAAGAACAAAACAAGTAGTAGGTCAATTAAAATCTGAAAAACCAATTCATGTTATATTTGAAGGAGCTGATTTAACCACTTATAAACCAATTAAATCTTCAGAAATTAAAACTATTGATTTAAAAAATATAAAGGAAGATTTTTGCTACTTATTTGTAGGGCATTGGATGAATGGAGATTTTGGACATGATAGAAAAAATGTAGCTCTACTTGTAAAAGCTTTTTATGAGACATTTAAAAATAAAATGAATCCTCCTGCACTTATATTAAAATCTTCAGTTGGTGTAGCTTCTTATATTAGTAGAGATCAAATATTAGATAGAATAAAACAGATTCGTAAATCACTAAATACCTCTAGATTACCTAACATTTATTTACTAAATGGAGAATTTGATGATCAGGAAATGAATGAATTATATAATCATCCAAAAGTTAAAGCAATGATTAGCTTAACTAAAGGAGAAGGATTTGGAAGACCTTTGTTAGAATTCAGTTTAACTGGTAAACCTATTATTGCATCTAATTGGTCTGGTCATATTGATTTCCTTCACCCTGATAATAATATTTTACTTCCTGGGGAGTTAGAAAAAGTACATAAAAGTGCTGCTAATAATTGGTTAATTGAGGATGCGGAATGGTTTAAACCTAGTACTCCTCATGTAGGACAAGCTTTAAGAGATGTTCATAAAAAATATAAATCATTTTATAAATTATCTCAAAAACAAAAACATTATGCTAAAAAGAATTTTAGTTGGGAAAAAATGAAAGAATTAGTTGGTAACACATTAGAAACAAATGTTCCTAAATTTGCTCAACAAGTTGAATTATCTTTACCAAAATTAAATTTACCTAAATTAAAAAAGGCAGGCGAAAAATCTGAACCTCCTAAAATACAATTACCTAAATTAAAAAAAATAGATTAATATGAACTTTGATGAATTAAAAGAATGTACTCGGTGTGGGTCAGATGCTTGTTATAAACAAGAAGTAACTAAAGATATTTCTATTGAATTATGTTATGGTTGTGGTTTTCAATCTAATTCTTTAATGAAAAAAGGATCAGATTTTTTTAATGAACAGTGGGAGGTTCTTCCTGAATTATATAAGGTATTA